GCGGTTTAGTTTCACCACGAAACGAATCGCAAAGTCATGACTAAGGCTGGAAAGGCTCAAAAAGGGCGTCTAAAGGTCATTACAGACACGAATCGGGAAGCATCGGGATTCTTTCCATCTGTGGGCTCAATAATCGGCTCTACGCTGCCGAGAATTGCCTCAAAACCTTCAAATTTGCCGTCTAAGGGTCAAGAAATGATTGATTTTGCTAACAGCATCGGAATGAAGCTGATGCCGTGGCAAGAATGGCTTGCAATTGAGAGCCATCGCGTCAAGCCCGATGGTCGTTGGCTCAATTCTCAGGTTTGTGTCGTGGTTGCGCGCCAATCGGGAAAGACAACCTTCCAAATCATGCGGGCTTTGACGGGTTTGTTTTTGTGGAATGAGCCGCTGCAAATCGGCACAGCTCATCGTTTGACGACATCGCTTGAAACTTTTAGGCATATGGTTTCGATTATCGAATCAAATGCTGTCTTGCGATCTCAGGTCAAGCGGATCAGGTGGGCTCACGGATCGGAAGAAATCGAGCTGCTCAATGGCAATCGCTACATGGTCAAGGCAGGCGGCGCGGCTGCTCGCGGTATTTCAAGACCTGAAACGATTTTCCTTGATGAGCTTCGAGAGATGAAAGACCTTGATTCGTTTGCCAGCTTGCGATATACCGCAATGGCGTCAAAAAATCCGATGGTCATTGCCCTGTCGAATGCGGGAGATCAACATTCGGTCGTTTTGAATCAATTGCGCGAACGCGGTTTGGCAGCTGCCGCGGGTGCGACCGACGAAATCGGTTATTTCGAATGGTCAGCTGCAACCGATGACATTCAAGATGTTGAAAATTGGAAAGCTGCAAATCCTGCACTTGGCTACACAATCCACGAAGACAACATTAGAGCTGTGCTCAATGATCCGCCTGATGTCGTGCGCACCGAAGTGCTCTGCCGTTGGGTTGCGACTATATCCAGCGCGATTCCGCAAGATGCGTGGAACGATTGCGGCGAAGACGATTTGCAGCTTGATCCGCTTGCACCAACTTGGCTTGGTTTGGATTTCTCGCCCGATCGTAGATCAGCGGCATTGGTTGCAGCTCAAAAAATGACCGAGGATCGCTTTCAAGTCAGGCTTTTGCATACTTGGACAAATCCTGTCGCCTTAGACGATAGAGCTGTCGCAAATGATGTGGCGACCTATGCTCGCAAGTATGCAACCGAAACCGTGGCGTTTAGCCGTCGCACGGCTGCCGCGTCAGCAATGAGATTGCAGCCCGCTGGCATTGGAATCACCGACATTGATGGCGCAATTTATGCGCAAGCGTGCGATGAACTTCTCGGCGCGATTACCTCACGCAGACTTCGCCACGGCAATCAACCTGAATTGACATCGCAAGTTTTGTCAGCTGCTCGACTAAGAATGGGCGACACAGGTTGGGTCATCGGTCGCAGAGCTTCTCAATCTACCGTCACAGCTTGCGTGGCAATTGCATTGGTTAGCCATTTTGCGACACGCCCATCAACAGAGATTGACATTTTGGTCGGATAGTGCTCAAACGCGCGGGAGAATCCGCGCATGGCAATTCGTGATTGGTTTATCACCGCGCCGCAACAGGCTGCCCAAAAAAGTGAGGATCACTTAGACATCGCGGCAAGTCTTGCGCCGCTTAACACAATCAACAGCCTTTCAGGATTCTTGCTGACGCCCATCACCGCCACACGCGATGAGGCAATGGCTGTGCCGACAATAGCTAGGGCAAGAAACATCATTGCCGCTTCAATCGCATCAATTCCGCTTCACATCATCGATGAATCAACAGGTCAAGAAATTTATCCGCCACGGATCATCAATCAACCTGACAAGCGCGTCACAGGTTATTCAGCTTATAGCTTCATCGTTGAAGATTTGCTTTTTTATGGCGTCGCTTATCTTCAGATTATGGAACTTTATGCTGACACAGGTCGCATTCGTGACACACAAAGAATCGCACCTGACCGCGTGCAAATCATCACAAACGCAATGAGCACCGAAATCACAGGGTATCGCGTCGATGGAATGGTCGTGCCAAATCAAGGCGTCGGATCGCTTGCTGTTTTCAATGGAATTGATGAGGGTTTGTTAAATCGTGCTGGAAGAACAATCAAAGCCGCATTCGCACTTGAAAAGGCTGCCACAATATATGCGCAAGAGCCTTATCCAACGATGGTTTTGAAATCTTCCGGCACAGCCCTTCCCGCCGATCGCATTCGCGCGCTTTTGGATAGTTGGAAAGTTTCACGCGCGCAACGCAGCACAGCATTCTTAAATGCTGACATTGAATTGCAATCGGTTGGCTACGATCCCAAATCGTTGCAGCTCAATGAAGCCCGCGAACAAGTTTCGACCGAGCTGTGTCGCGCGATTGGTTTGCCTGCATATTACGCCGACGCAAACACAGGCAGTTCAATGACTTATTCAAATGCAACACTTGCGCGTCAATCACTTTTTGATTTCTCACTCAGAAATTTTGCGCGTGCCATTGAAACACGATTGTCAATGCCTGATTACACGCCCGCTGGACAGACCGTGCGCTACGACTTAGACGACTACTTGCGCGGATCAGCAAAAGAGCGCGCCGAAGTTTATGAAATACTCAATCGCATTGGCGCAATGTCAATCGAAGAAATCCGAGAGGAAGAAGACCTTATCCGATGAAACTATCAATTCCGATTCAATTAACCGCGGCAGATTCAGAGCGTCGTTTGATTTCAGGTCGAATCGTCACATGGAATGAGGAAGGCAACACCAGCGCGGGTCGCACGATGTTTCAAGCTGGATCAATTGCGCCACGCAATGTCAAATTGCTTTTGGAACACGATCGCACACGCCCAATTGGTCGCGTTGTTGAAATGACCGAAACACCACAGGGAATCGATGCGACTTTTAAGATTGCAAACACCACAGCTGGAAGCGACGCGCTTGAAGAAGCGCAAACACAATTGCGCGACGGATTTTCTGTTGGAATTTCTGTCGATGCGTGGGATAGCAAAAACGGAGTTTTGGTTGTATCAGCTGGCAAGCTCGACGAAGTCAGCCTTGTCGCAGAGCCCGCCATCGACAGCGCAAGGGTTTCAGATGTAGCCGCGTCATATGAAGACGATGAAGAAAAAGAAAAATCAGAGAATTCCGAATCAATTGATTCTGGAACAACCGAAGAAATAGGAGAAGACGAAGTGGAAAACACCGTCACAGAGCAGGCAGCACCCGCCGAAACGGTGGAAGCTGCTTTGACTTCAAATTCGGCTGCAACACAGCCGAAGTTTTACAGCGCGCCACGAATTGAATTGACTAAGGTCAAATATCTTGAAAACACAATTCGCGCGGCACTTGGCAACGAAGAAGCCCGAATTTATGTGAAGGCAGCTGACGATGCCAACAACAATCCAGCAATGTTTCCGACCAGACAGCTCACAGAGGTTTGGAATCCGCTTGGAACAAATGTCAGAGGTTGCGTTGATGCGCTAAGCAAGGGACAGCTACCTGATGCAGGGCTCACATTCGAAATTCCTAAAATCACACAGCTTCCATCTGTGACCGAAGAAGCCGAAGGCGGCACGGTTGCTGATGTTAATGTCAATTCAGAATTCATTTCTGTATCTGTCAAAAAGTTCAGCGGCTCTCAGACATTTTCTGTGGAGCTCCTAGATCGCAGCTCGCCTGTCTTTCTAAATGAATTGCTTTTAACTATGGAGCAGGCATACTCAAAGGCTACGACCGAATATGCAAACGATCAGCTTGTCGCTGGTGGAACACTTAACGCAACAGCTCGCGCCAATGATGCTTCCAATTTGCTTGCTTATGTTGCAAGCGGAAGCGCGGCGGTCTATGCAGCGACAAAAGGTTTCGCAAGAAATCTAGTTGTTGCACCTGATCAATGGGCAAATATCATGGGCTACAACGATTCAGGTCGCCCAATCTACAACGCAGCCGCGCCACAAAACGCGGGTGGAAATGTCACACCGACATCATTGGTCGGCAATGTCGCAGGTTTAAATCTTTATGTAGATGCATATAAGACAGGATCAGGCGACAACTCAATGTTTGTCATCAATCCTGATGCTTATACTTGGTATGAATCACCACGCGCAAACCTTCGCGCAAATGTCATCGCGACAGGTCAAGTTTCTGTGCTTTATTACGGATTCGCCGCTCTTGCCACAAAAACAGGCGCGGGCTGCAACCGTTTTAACTTCACATAAGCCGATCAACTAATCATCGATCAGTTGCGCTCCCGTAGCTGATCGAGCAGAATCGAAAGGAACGCTCATGCCAAACATCGTCAGCGCGCAAGACTTGCGCACCGTGCTTGGCGTGAGCGTTTCGCTTTATCCTGACAGCTACCTTGACGACATCATCAATTCGGCTGAAGCTGTTGTTTTGCCGATGTTGGTTGCCAATTCTTCAGCTGTTGCAATGTATGAAATTGAAAATAATATTCTTTACATCTACACGGTTAGAGCTCACAAATTTGTCACAGGTCAGAGCGTGCAGCTTAACAATTGCGACGCTTCCATCGATGGCACTTACACCGTGACCGCGGATTACACACATTCGCCCTATGTCTTTACAGCTGCAAAAGTCACAGCAAATGTGACGCTTCGCGCCGTCATTCCAAACGGATCAGCGACATTGGTTGGCAAATCTGCCGCCGATATTTATGCAAACAATGATGCTGTTGAAAATGCTGTGATTATGACCAGCTCTGAAATTTTCCAAGCCAAAACCGCCGCGGGCAATTCAATTGATGGCGTTGATTTTCAAGTTTCACCGTGGCGCATGAGCCGTCAGCTATTGACGCGCGTTTCAGCCTTGCTTGCGCCATTTTATGAAGTCGAATCGATGTGTCAATAGTGCCATCATCAATTCAAACAAGCGTTAGAGATACGCTTCAAAGCGCGCTTTCGGGCATTGCTGCAAATGTTTATGATTCTGTGCCTGAAGCTGTGATTCCGCCGTTTTGCGCGTTAGTTCCGAGCGATCCTTATCTTCAGCCGAATCTCATTGGCAAATCGACAATCAAAGTTCAAATCAATCTTAGAATCACGGCAGCTGTTGCGTATATGTCAAACAGCGCATCGCTGGACAACTTGGAGAAGCTACTCATGAGCATTCTGGCGGTTATACCGTCAGGCTACATCGTCGGAGATATAACCGTGCCGTCGATTGTTTCGGTCGGATCGTCAAACCTGCTATCGGCAGACATACCCGTTTCCACCTACTACACACAAACAAACTAGGAGCAGACATGCCAACAAATATCATCACGGGGCGCGATGTGTCTTTCACGATTGGTGGAAACAATTTCGACGCCCAAACAACATCGGCAATCCTGTCAAATGAGCACATCATCGAAACTTATCAAACGCTTGATGGTCGCGCATATAAGGCAATTGACGATCAATGGACATTCGATGTCGAAATGCTTGCAGATTGGGGCGCAACAGGATCACTTTGTGAAATTCTGTGGGGCGTTTGCGAATCTGCACCAAACACAGCCATTTCAACCGTCATGACAGCCGCGACAGGTGCTACATTTACATTTCAGGTTTTGCCCGTCTTCCCATCGGTCGGCGGAACTGCACCTGATGCACAAACTGTGACGATGAGCTTCACCGTCATTGGCTTACCAGCTGAAAATTTCAGCTAGAAATTAGGGAACGGGAGCAAAAATGAAACTAGCAATTCAAATTGAATATCAATCAGGCGATGTGGCGACTTATGTCGCTGCACCGCCTGAATGGGCAAAGTGGGAGCAAAAGACAGGCTTTCGCATTGGTCAAGCGCAAGAGAAAATCGGCGTTTCAGATTTGATGTTTTTGGCATATCACGCGATGAAGCGTGAAGCCGCGGGCAAACCTGTAAAGCCTTATGACACTTGGTGCGAAACGATTGCAGAGATTGTCGTAGGTGACAACAGCCCAAAAGTCACGGAAGCGGAAGCGTCAGCCGACTAATCGTTGAGCTCGCAATCGCCACGGGCATTCCGATGCCTTATTGGCAATCCGCTGAAGATATTTTGACGGCGATTGAGATTTTGGAGAAAAATGGCGAGCACAAAAAGTCAAGGTAAGATCAGCATCGATGTTGATCCTGTCGCTTTGAAAGATTTGCGCGCCACATTGAGGTTGCTCGACAAGGAAACATCGTCAGAATTACGCGACAAAGCGCAACCGCTTTCCAAAAGCCTTGCCCGTGAATTGACCGTTGCCGCTGCATTCTCGGCAGCTCCACCACAGGCGATTCTAGTTGCTCGCTCAATTAGCACGCCAAGAGATCGCATGATCCGCGTTGATGTTGGTGGATCAAAGCGCGTTGGCAGACCATACGGCGGCAAAAGACCTGACACCAAAAGCACTTCGGCGCAAGCGGGCGAGCTTTTATGGGGCAGCGAATACGGCAGCGGCGGTCAGCCTTATGACCGTGCAGGTCGGCGCATGGGCAGATCACGATTCGTGAAAGGCAGAAATAAACGCGGCTATTGGATCAACCCGACCGTTGATGCAAACATCAAGCCCATTGCTGACGAATATGTTGAGATCGTCAAGGATATAGTTAAGCGATTGAAACTTGAAGGGCGGGGCTGATGGCTGGAATTCCAAAAGTCAAGATTCAATTTGATGCCGATCTTGATGGTCTGAAAAAAGGCACGGCAATTGCCGACAAAGAAGTTGGCGGGTTTGCAGATCGCGTTGGTGAATTTGGAAAGAAAGCCGCTGCCGCTTTTGCTGTTGCTGCCGCGGCGGCTGCCGCTTATGCTGTCAAACTTGCTGTTGATGGCGTCAAAGCTGCCATTGAAGATGAGCAAGCACAAATCAAATTGGCAAGCGCGTTAGAAAAAGCAACAGGCGCAACAAATGCACAAATTAAAGCGGTCGAAGATCAGATTTTGAAAACATCGTTGGCGA